TAAATGTAAGATATGCAGTATAAAAAAATAACAGATGAATGAGACAGTTCCAACAATTCTTATTGGAGGGTCGCAACGATCCTGCAATATTCAAAGCAATATTTCTTGCAGGGGGTCCAGCCTCAGGTAAGACCACAGCCATCCGTAAAAGCGGTATTCTTGGTCTAGGATATCGTACTGTAAACTCAGACCAATTCCTTACGTTACTCACCAAAAAAGCAGGGTTAGACCAAGACTTCACTAACAAAGAAGACGGAACTGAAGATCCTAAGATTCGTCAGGCCCGAATGAAGGCTTACAAGTTAAATGACAAGAAATTAGACCTATATATACAAGGTAGATTGGGTTTGGTCATTGACGGCACAGGATCGTACTTTCCTATGATCAGAGATCAATCAGACAATCTAAGGTATCTGGGTTACGATACCTATATGATTTTCATTAAAACGCCTCTGGATGTAGCGCAACAACGTAACATTGATCGTTACGAAAAAGAGGGTGATCGAAAATTAGATCCCGAAATAGTATCACAATCATGGTGGAATGCCATGGCCAATGAAGATGACTTTAAAAAGCACTTTGGCCGTAATTTTATCTCCATGAGGTCTGATACCGCTACATTAGTGGATTATGCGAAAGTTTTTAATCAAGTACAGAAATTCACAAAGAAACCAATTCGCAATCCCCAGGCAAAATTATGGTTAAAGCATGGATAAATTATTTACTGTTACAGAAGGAATCATGGTCGGATTGGTTTTATTTTCGGCTATGTGGATCTTTCTATTTAATTACCGAAATGATACCAAGGACAAATATCAAGGTCATCGTGGTCTGATATTTCTTGATTTGTTAATCAACTTGGGTATGAGTGCAACTGGTTATATCCTCATTACTCTTGTATTCACAAACGTACCTCAACTAGCGGCCTACGAAACCTACAGGTATCCTATAGGGTATCTGTTTGGACTTACTAGTAATGTGAGTATACCAATTGTACTCAAGTGGTTTCAAGAAGAAATCACTAAAAAACTGAAATCAATTGATAAGGAATCGTAATGGCCGAAGAAATTCCCAAACCCGCTAAACTGGAGGCAGTCAAACAAATAGAGATTGACACGAAAGATTTAGTAGCATCCAGCAGAATCTGGATTTATATAATTATAGGGTTACTAGCATATATGATATTCTTAGTAATTCCATCCATTGAAGAAAAGGTTACATGGATGGAAAAGGATCTCAATTCCGTATTAGTCCAATCAGAAAGATTCAAGAAATCTACAAGAGTGTTCGCTAAAGATAATCAATGTGCATCTTGTCATCTGAGTCCTGACTACCTACTTCACAGTCTACTTAACAAATATCCAAGTTTCTCCGATATCAAAGCCTTCATGGCAGTCGGACATCAACGATTCTACACTATGACCTCACCAATGCCCGATGAAGAACTCTTGGAGATCTATCGGGCATTACAATGATTCATAAGATAGTATTCTCCTTAATAACTGCATTTTGGATTATGGCTCTCTCTACCGCAGAGGGAGCAGATTACAATCCTACCTATGGAACTACCTTCAAACGAATTCAAGAAAGAGGACACGTTATATGTGGAACCAAATCAGAATTCCCAGGCTTCTCTGATCTGAAATTAGTCGATGATGGTGCAGAGGAAAAATGGGTTGGATTTGATGCAGATATATGTCGTGCATTTGCGATTGCAATGTTTGGTGATGATACTGCAATCGAATATGAAGTAGTCGATGGTCGAACACGATTTGAATTTCTGATAGATGGAACCATAGATGTACTATCAGCTGCAACAACCTATACCTTCTCCAGAAATGTAGAGAAGAAACTAGAGTTCATGCCCACTACCTATTATGATGGTCAGGGATTCATTGTCAGAAAGACTCTTGGAGTATCATCTGCAAAACAGTTGAATGGTGCAAAGATATGTTTTAGTGCAACTGGAACTGCAAAAACCAATATCAAAGATTTTTTCAAGTTACACGAACTGGACTATGTTCCAGTAGTAGTACCAATTGGACAAAAAGCAAAAGATTTATATATCGCAGGGAAATGTGATATGTATGGGACTGATGCATCTGGACTTGCATCAAATAGGTATGGATTTAAACATCCAGAACGACACGTTATTCTGCCCGAAATAATTTCCAAAGAACCTTTGGGGCCTGTAGTTAGATATGGCGACCAACAATGGTCGGATGTTGTACGATGGACAGTTTACGTTCTTTTTCTCGCAGAGGAACTTGGAATTACCTCTGAGAATATAAGTAGTTTTAAAGAACATAAGAATCCAACTATACAGAGATTTATGGGCGAATTGAACGGAAAAGAGGATGACTATTTGGGTGCAAAATTGGGACTACACCAATTTTGGGCATCAGATGTAATTGAATTTATCGGGAATTATGAGGAGATATATGAACGTAATGTAGGGCCAGATACTCCCTTGAGGTTAAAGAGAGGTCTGAACAAACTGTATACGAAAGGAGGCTTACTATACTCACCACCTCTTAAATGAAAAGAGAGAACTTTTTTGATAAGATACCTGAAGACAGGACGGCTGTAGATAATATTCTACGAATCAATGTCAATAATCAAGTTCGGTTGACAGTCATGGCTGACCAGAAGGCGAACATCATGATTACAGTTGCATCAATCGTTTTCTCAGTCACAGTCGCAAATCTCGACAATGAGGTTATGAAATGGCCTCTTCTCTTCTTTGCATTTGGTTGTACCATATCACTTCTTGCAGCCATATTCGCAATCATACCACAAACAGGATACCCTAAGATTCCAGGCACTAACGAAATTGATAGGGATTCTCCAATGTTTAATCCTCTATTCTTTGGTCACTTTGCCCATATTCCTATAGATGAATATAAAGAAGACTATGCAGAGACATTGATGACTGATGATCGTATCTATGATGCTCTTGCAGGAGATATCTATGGTATTGGTACGACTCTGATGAACAACAAGTATAAGTGGTTGAGGAGATCCTATATGGCCTTTCTTGTGGGTATGTCTGGAGCTATTGTGATATTTTGTTTCCAAACGATAGGTAGTATGGATTGGGTTTGGTTAATAAAAGAAGTTATAACAGGAGAGATTCAGTTTCTTTGGGAAGGTGTTAAGTCCATTGGTGGAAGTTTAGGAGAAACTTTGTGTCAATGGTCTGCGAAGTGTAGAAAATAAACATAAATATCTATATGGACGAACTTTACGAACATCCCCTGCATACTGAGGGGAACTTTTGGGCAGGACATGATAGAGATAGCATCCTCAATACTATTGAGGCCGGACTTTATTACCTTAATACTACTGATCTCGTTGGCCTTCATGCCACCATTTCCGCCGTTCAGATAAGTCGAGAACATTCACATGAGGAGGACTCAGATGGGGGAAAGTGAGTTATTCAAGATGGTTAAATTCACAGTTTTACACATACTGGTGTAGTGCAGATGTCTATGATAAACATGATGAGTTGTTTGCTTGTCATACATCAATAGAAGGAAATTATACGTTTACATATAAGGAAGTCAAAGAATTTATTGAGGCTCCAGATACTTTGAGAGATAGAATAAATGATGAGGAATTGTCAGATAATGATCTCACAGAAATCACAGGGTATATGAAAGAGTTCATCAAGGATGTGGACATAGAATACAATAAGAGATTAATAAATTTTAGAGGTGGAATGTAGTGGATGATGCATTAGTAATTGCATTGAGTATGTTTGGACTTGCGATTGTCATAATAGGACTTGTGGTTGTTTGGATTATAAATGCAAAGGTATGAAGTTAGGAATAACAGAAAAGGCTACTAAAGCCTTCAGAGATAGTACGGATGATCCATATTTGAGGGTGGGTGCCAAGCCAGGAGGTTGTTCTGGTTGGACATTTGTATTGGAGTCTGATACGGAAGCTGATATAACAGATTCTTTGTATGAGGACTTTTTATTAATTGATACTGAGTTACATGAGAGTGTCATAGGTGATCTAGTAGTAGACTATAGAGATGACAACATCGTAGAACAGGGGTTTATTTTTAGACGAGCAAATAGTGCAGTGTGTGGGTGTGGAGAGAGTTTCATACCTTTAAATTCAACTAAAATGGAATTAGGATGGTAAACAATGGCTAGTTATAAAGAAGAAGATTGTCAGTTTGTATATCGAATTGAGGCAGTCACAAAAGTTGTAGATGGAGATACAGTAGATTGTGTATTTGATTTAGGGTTTGATGTCATGTTCTTGAGTCGAGTAAGACTTCTGGGTATGGACACTCCAGAATCAAGAACACGACATAAAAACGAGAAGGTGTATGGACTTCTTAGTAAAAAGAAACTGAAGAAGTGGGTCCATTGGGCAATTGAGTCAGACAGGGATGATGTGGAAATCGAACTCCGATGTCCTGAAGCTGACTCAAGAGGTAAGTTTGGTAGGATTCTTGGTGAGCTCTGGGTACGTTGTGGCGAAGAAGGTCATGAGTACGAAGGGTGGACTAACGTAAATAAATGGATGTGTGAAAATGGCTATGCAGTAGGATACTGGGGCCAGAATAAAGATGATGTAAAAGGTGAGCATTGGCAAAATCGTGAACTTCTCGCAGAACAGGGAGTACAGGAATTATTGCAATGGGATGAAGACTGATGGCGTACTCCGAAAAAGTTTTAAACCATTATGAAAGACCAAGGAATGTTGGTACTTTGGACAATCGGGATAATTCTGTTGGCACTGGGCTTGTGGGTGCTCCAGAATGTGGTGATGTAATGAAACTACAAATCAAGGTAGACGAGGATGGAAAGATTGAGGATGCTAAGTTCAAAACTTTTGGTTGCGGTAGTGCTATCGCTGCTAGTTCCCTTGCTACTGATTGGGTTATGGGTAGAACTATCGATGAAGCCGAAAAAGTTAGCAATGTTGAGATCGTTGAAGAACTTTCGTTACCACCTGTCAAGATACATTGTTCGGTGTTGGCAGAGGATGCAATTAAAGCTGCGATAAATGATTATAGAGAAAAACAAAGAGAACGACTTTGAGATAGAAACTTCATTATCATATAAGAACCCAGATGGTAGTAGAGGATGGATAGTACGAATCAAACCAAAGAAAAAGGACTCCCAATCGTAGATCATGGTGTAGACATAATTGGAGATGAGTGGGATGAAGGATGCTCTGATAATATTTCTGGTGGGTCTGATGACCATAACACTGACCCTAATGATAATAACGGAAGTAAAAGATTATAAGAAATCAATGAATCCGAAGGACGAATTTGTTTGCAAGAGTGGTGGTCTGCCTGATTATAGATGTTTTTCTATTAAGTCCAAAAGTAAATTTTTATAGACATAATATTGTTGTAAACCCCCAATATATCGGCTGGGGTTAATGTACCTCTTGATATGTACCTTTTAAGATATTCTGAAAAAATAAAATGGAAACAGTCTATGAGAAATACAGACCAGCTCATGAGGTATTGATTGAATATTATAGTTATGAGGATTTGAGAAGAATACTTAAAATAGAATGGGAACAGGAAGATGAGAAGTATAAGGTTCAATGTGATAAATTGTATGAAGAATATGGAACTGCAACTGCAAACGAGAAACGCAGAGAACAGAACTCAAAGTCTGCAAGAATCGCAAAGAAACTGGAAACAATGAAAATGACTGATGAGTTGGTCAATAAGATAAAATTGAGAAGTGGAAATAAATAAAACAATTGAACATTATTGGAGGTCATGGGCAGGGATAGTGTATCTATTCATCTGTTTGGTAGACTTTTTCCTAGCCCCTCTGATGTGGAACATAGGTATGTCAATGATGGACAAGGAGGTACAACTTGCAACCAGTAGATGGGCCCCACTTACTTTAGAGGGTGGTGCAATGCTACATTTGTCATTTGGTGCAATATTAGGTGCAACAGCATTTAACAGACATAAAGAAAATAAGGATTAAAATGATTTCAATATTGAAATGGTGGCTCATAGTATGTCTTACTATGTTAGGAATGGGCGTTGGTGTGTATTTTGATATGCATACGAATTTGTATAATGCAGATATAACCAAATTGAGTTTTCTCATAATTGTGGTATTTGTTTGCACTTCTATATGGATAGGAAATAAGACATATATTGTAGGTGTTTTGAATGATCGTGGACAAAGACCAGATGTTGGATGGTTTATAGCAGAGGCTTGTCTTGCACTTGGAATGGTGGGAACTGTTACTGGATTTCTTCTGATGTTAGGTACTGCATTTGCAAACGTGGATGTCACGAATTCCGTAACATTACAGAATGCACTATCGGAGATGGCTGTTGGTATGAGTACTGCATTGTATACAACCTTGATAGGATTGATATGTTCACTTATTATTAAAGTTCAACTGGTTAACCTCGAAGTGGCTTTGAATGAATAATGAAAGATTTAAGTCTACTATTGGATTTACGGACCTATTATTCAATATACTTGTAGGTTTCGCATTTCTCTTTATAGTAGCATTTTTACTCATCAAACCAGAGTCAAAAGAGAAAGATTTTGACAGAAGAGCTGAGTATGTTGTAGTGATGGAGTGGGATAAGGAGGCTTCCGATGATATTGATTTATATGTAGGAGATCCCCTTGATGGTGTCGCATCATATAAAAATCCTACAGTCAATCATACTCATTTGGATAAGGATGATTTAGGAAACAGAAACGATACAGTAACCTTACCAGATGGTTCTGTTAGTACAGTAAAAATCAATCGTGAGGTAATGACAATCAGAGGTATACTTCCAGGCGAATGGATTATCAATGCTCATTATTATTCCAAACACGACCATAATAATAGAAAACCTGAAAATTATTATGTGACAGTTAAGATAGAATTGCATCAAGTCAATCCTTATAAAATCTTATGGATGGGTGAGAAGAAGTTTTCAAGAAAGGGCCAAGAGGAAACATTTTTGAGGTTTAGTCTGGATAAGAAGGGAAAAATTAAATATCCATTTTCCTTTATGAAAAAACGATATGTTATATATGGTCAAAGTGCAGAAAATACATTAAATACGAACTGATAATGATAGAAATATTAATACTGACATTTGTGGTATTATCAGTCATTTGTCTCTGGATACTCATAGAGAGAAGAAAGAGTCCAAAGTTTTTGGTTTGGTTCATACCAGTTCTTTTATTACTGACTAGTTCAACTTACTGGACTTATACTTCACTATTAGGAAGTCCAAAAGTAGGAATGCCTAAAGAGGGTATGTATGTTGCACATTACATAGATGAACCAGTATGGATTTATCTATGGATAGTACATAAGAATAATATACCAAAGAGTTATCAGATTCCTTATAAAAGGAAAACACATGAAAAGCTTGAGGGGGTTGAAAGAGAAATTGGTAAAGGTAAAACGATGATGATTAAACCAATATTCGGAGTAGTAAGTAGTGAAGAAGAAGATAGAGACAAATCAAGGTCAGGATTCACAGTTGGAGGTGATATTAGTTTTTATGAATGGAATTATAAAGCGAATATGCCGAGTAAGGATTGATTTTGAAAGTATATTAACATTTTTATTCACATGGGGATATTTTATAGGATGTTTACCAATAATTTTAGGTTTTATTGGAGCTTGGTATTTTCGGTCTTGTTTTTATCGAGAATGTTAACTGGATGTGTATCAACTAATCAGTTTTTGAATATGGGTGGTGCAAACGGAACCAGAGAGAACCTACCAGTAGAAGTAAGTATTCTCGTAGAGATGGCTGAGTATTGTGAAGAAATCTACGATGAAGGTAAGGAATTAAGAGACAATGAGTTCGCATATAATGTGGTTCAAGATCGTGGTGTCACTATTGTTAGCATTCGTGGTACTAATAATGGTAGAAATGTGCTCACTGATCTCGATGTCAGACCATTCCAAGATAGAAAACTCTCAGCGGGGGTACATAGAGGGTTTAGAGAAGCTGCTGAAAGAATAAAGAATGATCTGATAGAGAACCATGTGATAGAGGAAACAGTGATATTCACAGGTCACTCTTTGGGAGGTGCAGTTGCACAGTTACTAGGATTATGGTTTGAAGATGATGCGTATGAAGTACAAATATACACCTATGGAGCTCCAGCTGTGATCATGGAACCAATATGGGTAGATGGACACTTTCGGGTATACATGGAAAACGATCCAGTACCATTTCTACCACCTTACCCTTATGTGCATTGGGGTATTAGAATCAATGCAGAAACACTCGATTGGGATGAAGATCACCCAATAGGAGATATTACCAAGATTGATGCAAGAGATCACTCAATCAAAGAATATCTAAATATTCTAAGGAAACATGAGTCCAGAGGAAGAATTGGCAATGGAGAAAATAAGGGAACTTATGGAGAATGATGATTGGCCAGTTTTGCGTTATGATGATCCAGAGTATCAAGTGCCTAAAAAACCAAGAGATGTACTCTACCTTCCTACAATACCTCAACAAATTCAAGAATTGAAAGAGGAAATCGAACAAATTAAACTAAAACTGAAGGAGTTATAATGTTACCACTTGCAGGAATGCTATTTAATGTGGTGTCTGGGTTAGTCATTGACAAGGCCAGTACACTAGCGAAAGAACACGTTGAGAAGATGATTGACGATGTTCTACCCGATGAGGCAAAGGCTGAATTGGATGAGATCATCAAGAATGATCCAGAACATACTTTCGATAATGCGAAGGATGCATTATTGGCAGCCGCAGAAAGTAAGTTACCTATTCCTATGAAGGATGGGAAACTTTTACCTATCGAACAGGATTTCACTATTCGGTTCGATCCAAACACTCGCAAAGTAGAGTTAGTACAACAATGATTAAGTTTAGTTCATTTGTAACAGAGGCCTCAACTTCTGATCTCTTACCTCAAAAGGTTATAGTTGCAGTGAAAGCTGCAGGAGGGAAGATCTACCAAATTGGAGGTGCAGTCAGAGATGAGTTACTTGGAAAGATATCCAAGGATCTCGATATTCTGGTTGTTGGTCTGGAAATGAATAAACTTGCAAGTACCCTTGATGAGTTCGGCAAGACTAATATGGTAGGAAAGAGTTTCGGTATCATCAAATTCGTCCCAGAGGGTGAAACTGAGGAGATTGATATATCTGTACCAAGGGTAGATGAGAAGTCCACAGGAAAAGGACACAAAGATTTCGTAGTAAGGTTAGGTGGAGATATCTCATTACAGCAAGACCAGTTGAGAAGGGACTTCTGGATGAACGCAATTGCGAAAGATATCGACACAGGTAAACTATGGGATATGGATGGTAAGGGCCTAACTGACATTCAAAAGAAACAGGTGAGAATGATATCTCCTACTGCATTTGAGGAAGATCCCCTGAGAATGTTGCGGGCCGTTCAGTTTGCATCCAGATTCGGGTTTACGATAGAGAGAGAAACACTTAAAGAAATACAAAAGAACGCAAATACTATTAAAACAGTCTCTCCTGACAGGTTTCAAGAGGAGTTTCGGAAAATGTATGATAAGTCAGATAAGCCGTCAATAGGGGTCAATTTACTCTATACGACTCATCTGATGAAACATATTTTTCCGAAGACTGTTGGTGTCGCAGATATGATAGATAACATACCCAAAGGAAACTTTCCTACATTCCTTGCGATCATGATAGGTCATGCATACGGAAACCAGACCAAGACTATATTACAGAAGGTCATGAGGTTATCCAATAAGGATGCAAATGCAGCTCAGAATGTGATTGATTGGGCATCATTGGGAACTACCGATAAAATCAAGGTAGTTGAATTTGCAGGGAAATTATCACCAGACGGACAGAAGAGTATTGATGCATTTGAGGTTGCACGAAAGGGTAAGACTCTTACGGACATACTGAAACGACTACCAGTAAAAGGACTAAAGGATCTCAAGATTACTGGAAGGGATCTGACATTTCTCAAGGGAAAGGCTATTGGTGATGCACTCAAGTATGCATTAGAGGTTGCATTATCGTCTGGTAAGAATGACAAGAATTACCTCATTCGTGCAATTAAGAAAAAGTTTAGTATCAAGGAAGAGGTCAAGGTAGATTCGACACTCAAGTATAAATTGAGTTCATCAGAATTGCGTGAAATTCTCAAACTTCAAAAGACCATAACGGACAACGACATGGTTCCATTACCAACAAAGGATATACATATCACTCTGCACGGAAATACACCAGAATGGAAGTCGATAAGAGGAGATTATAAGAAACAGGATCTCCCAGACATAAAGACTCGACTCACCTTTGAGGCTCCTAAACGAATCGAAGGAGTCAATGGACGAGCATCCATATATACTAAGGTGACACAACAACGAGAAATCAAACGATTCGTGAAATCACTTATAGGAACTGTAGAAGACCACCGAATATATCATGTGAGTATTGCGAACAAAACAGGAAAGGCGGGCGATTCAGTGGCCTATGTATAACCCATTACCCAATAACATAACAATCAAACGGAGTCCTATTCATGGACTTGGACTCTATGCAACTGACAATATCCCAGAGGATACCAATCTGGGATTAGTTCATTTTTCTGACCAATCTTCCAAATTACACAGAACTCCATTAGGTGGATTTGGAAATCATTCTGACAACCCAAACTGCAAAAAGATATGGAGTCCACCTGAGTCTGATGTTGCAGGATGGTATTTGATCACTCTCAAGGATATCGAGCCTGATGAGGAAATCACTTGGAAATATACTCTGTACAACCCATTCAACCCAATCGTTCCATGAAAAACGAAAATAAATTAGGTAGAAAGTTTGCTGCTTGCTGGAGTAAACCAAGAAATAGATTTGCAAGACGGATGGCCAATAAAGGTGTTCGTAAAAATGCAAAGATGGACTTACTAAAGGCCGCATGAAAAACGCAATCGTATACACAGGGGCGGGCTGAGTCTGGTGCGCTAGAGTAAAGGATTTACTCAAAGAGAATGACTACATATTAGAAGAAGTACCAATCGGCTCGGATACTACAAGAGAGTTCAAGGTTAAGTATGGTAAAGATTTGAGGTCTATACCTCAAGTAATCATCAATGGAGAATACATTGGTGGATATGAAGAAACTGAACAATACCTATTGTCCTGAATAATTAAAGTGAAGAACATTATATTGTTTGCCTCAGGAGAGGGCACTAATTTTAGTGCAATGATCCGTGGTGGTGTGCGGATACATTCCGTCATAACAGACAATCGTAATGCAGGAGTTATACATCGTGCAAAAGAAAAGGGAGTACCCTGTTTCTGTATTCCAAAATTCAGAAGAGAATCCAGAGAAGAACACGAAGCTCGTATCATTGAGGCCCTACCTAACAAAATAGATCTCATCGTTCTTGCAGGATATATGAGATTACTCTCTCCATTTTTTCTTGAAGATTATCCAAAAGTTATCAACATACATCCTAGTCTATTACCATCATTTAAGGGAAAGAATTCCATAGAGGTTGCATACAGGTTCGGGTGCAAGTTCATAGGTGCAACTGTTCATTGGGTCAATGAGGAGATGGATTCGGGTGAAATCATCGAACAAGACGGCTTCCGCATTGATGATGATGCGACTCTGACAGAGGTAGTCAAGAAGATGCATCTATTGGAAAATGAAATGTACCCCAGAGTGGTGCATGACCTTATCATGCAAGAACAAAACGATTATTGTAAATTAGAAATGATGGTAACGGACTCCAGTGGATTCAATGTATGGAAAAGAGCTCATGTTTAAGTATTTGTATATTCGTATATTTGATTATTAATGTATTAGGGTGTTCAGATACTAAAATACACTGCTGGAAAACAATCAGAGATGGTGAGTGTATGTCCATTAAGTCTTATGAGGGATGGAATAGGTGTGTAGCCTCGTGTGAAACAGATCCTAAGTATAGAGGAAAGACAAAACCCTATGAGTCAAAGAAATGGACAAGACCAAGGCCCTATATCTATCCATGATATACTGGTTATTTCTATCGTGATTCTGGGCCCTTCATGGACTACTGCATACCTTACGGAGAGTGTGGTCTATGTGATTCCGATGTTGGCTGTATGCACCTTTGTTACTGCACAACTCTTCTCTCATAAGAACAAGAGACTAGACGAAGAGGCTGCAAAAGGTAAGAAGGGAAAGGGAAGAGATGCAAAACAACAACAGGACGAGATGTTTTCTGACGCTCACCATACAGGAGATCATTAAAATTGAGCAATGAATATTATGCGGAACAATGGAAACGATTCCGCAAGTCCTATGATGTGAAGACGAATAAGTATCACTACTCTATAGGACAGGACCACTATTTCGGAGACTATAAGTACGAGGCCACTCAATGGCATGAGGAACTATTGTCGAAAATGCACAAAACAATACGACTAGAAGGAAGACCAGATGGAAAACAATTTAAATGATATATGGGGAAGAATCGGTTCCGTAACCAAAACTGATGTCCAGATTGCAGTCCTGAAAGACGAAATAGAAAATGCAGAATCCCTGCTACAACCCCATGACACAGGACACTTGCACGACTATATTGCAAGACTGAATGCTCGACTAGAGGAACTAGGACAGTGAACTACTGGTTCAGTGAACTACTGGTTCAGTGAACTACTGGTTCAGTGAACTACTGAGTCACCATCTCGCAATTCTTATACTGAACATCTACATCTGGTATATAATGCCATGAGAACAACCCATCCTTATGTTTATGAAATACTATACCATTTCAATTGTGGAGAGTGCAAAAACTGGTGGAGTTATGCAATGAGCCCTGATCCAAGAGAGAGAAATGATTTGGCGTGTGGCGCTGGTATAATGACAGGAAAGAATATGCACTGCCCTCATTGTGGTCAAGAGGGGGTTGTAACACTAAAGACGGAGGATTTCTAGACCATGAAAGACGAAGATTGGGTAGATGCTGTCGCAGATTCCATTGAAAATTCCGTGGAGACTTATAGGTTAAGTGTGAGACAGAGATTTCAAGCCCTGAACTATATGACCCTTGATGATGAAACACTAGATCGACTGAGGAATGAGAGTAGAAGAGAATGGGAACGTAGACAGAAGGAACGATTTGAAAAGATAGAGAAAAACACCGACGATATGTATATGGATTACTTGATGGATTACTTGATGGATTACTCAGAGACAGAGGAAGAAGACCTTGAGAAGTATCTGAGAAATAAAGAGAAAAGACATGAGTAAAGGACATGAGTAAAAAAAGAGCCGTAGGTAAGAGAAAGAGAAAGGGATGGAGGAAACGAAATCCCAGATGCACTTTATGTACACAAATTCGATGGATGGGAAACTCAAAGGGCCGTGTCAGATTCCAGACAGAGAGACACAATGAGAAGGTGAGACTAGGGTGACTACTAGGGTGACTACTAGGGTGACTACTAGGGTGACTACTAGGGTGATTATGGAAATATTGATGTTTTTGGGCTACTCTGGGGCCATTTGGAGCCTTGCTTATGTCCTTGCAAGCTGGAATTTTTGAGTGATCGCACTCTTTTTAGTCGCTTTAGGAACTCAGAGTTCTGGTTTTGCACAAAAAGTCACCTATACCGAACTTTGAGTCTCACCACATGAGACTTGTGTTTAATATATTGGATTTGCGTATAATATATTTAAATAATCAAATAAACCACACTCCTTTGTGGACTTAATCTGCAATTCTACAGCTTCTGCCCCAAAAGTTTCCAGAAATTTTCCCAGAAACCTCAGAGAATCCTCAGAGGGCCCTGCAAAAACCATACCAAACAAGTTGGTATGGTTTTTGCTATTGCAAGAAGTATACCAAAGGCCATACCAAAGGCCCTCCCAAAGGCCCTCCCACAAAAAAAGTTCAGAAAAGACTTGACATTTGCGTTTCGTAGTGATATACTGAGTATGTCGAGGTTAATGAGTGTATCCCTATGAATACCTCTGAGTAGCCTCTGAGGAATCGGACTTGAATACCACATAACGTGTTGGACACAAATACCACATATCATGTTGGATAACCTAAAGAAAAGACTTGACAATTCACTCCAGATGTGAGACAATGTATATGTAAGATGAGAGAGTGACTTTGGGTCAGGGTCGGTACACCAGTTAGAGTCTGGATACGATTGGACGAGAACCCAAACAAACCTGAAAAAAAGACTTGACAATGTAGACAAAATTTGAGACAATATAAATGTGAGAGTGAGGGAAGAGAAATTCCCCTGTGTCAATGAAGACACTGAAGACACTCTGAGTAAGTCAGATGCGTGGTGTAGCCCTTAGTGGTGAGACTGATCAACACGCCTGATTTTAGAGTGAGTAAGGGGGAGGAAACCCGAAGTTGGACAGTCCTTGGACCCCTTCAGTGCTCATAGTGTGGGTGTAGTCCCTCTTTTGATACTACCAGTGAAGCAAGAGCCACAGCCCACACAATACAACACTTGGTCTGTAAAGTGAACCCCCAATGAAAAGGTCGGACCTGAACCACACACCCATGATTTGCCAATGATCTAGGATGACCAAACGACAATAGGAAGGGGTTATGCTCCCACCCTTCCCGCTAGTGCCCTGTGGAGTTCCGAGAGGGTATTCGGAGTGGCTAAGACCCGATGTAATTGCCCCTGTGAGTTCGGATGCAGTACGGCTGGTTGGCACGGCGATGAAAGACAAGTGGGGAGACTCGTGAGAGGGAACAAGCCTCTCTCAGTTACCTCAGAGGTGCATGAGGGAAACCGAGTATCTCTGAGTCCCTTTGGGGCTTTGTTAGTGTCCTTATTTAAAAAGCTGATCGGAAATCTAATCTATAAATCCAATAATAATGTTTCTATATATTTTTTTGCTAATACTAATTTTAGGGACTCCTAATATTTCCAAAGGGACTCCTGAGTGGGTCTGTCATGACCCCAAAGGCTGCCCAATAGTAAATAACGAGTGTCCCACCTGTTCCCTCAAAACTCCCACAGAGAAACCCCCTATTATAATCACCAAGATACAACAAGAGGTTATAAAACGAGAAGTTATAATCAGAGAGGTTGCAGTGCCAACCAAAGTGATTCACCAAGTGGCCATTCCCCCTGTGATTTCCTTCTCAAACCCTAGAGTGCAACTCGCAGAGCTCTCTTCTGACCCCTTCGGGAAAGAGTGGAGTTGGTCTGCGAAAGTATCTAATTTCACCTGTGTCGGAACGAAAATCTCTACATCCCACAAAGGAACGTGGCGTTGCAACGGAGAGTCTACCGAATATTCTGTTACATTTTTTTAAAATAAAAGACTTGACATGGGACTCCCATGTGGTATAATATAAGTGAAAGGTTAAAAAAGAGGAGACTCAATGGAAATTAAACTTCACGCTAGAAATATTGATTCAAAGTTTCGTATGGGACTCAAGGTTTGTGTCGAACATACTCTGAGTGAATTGGGTGTCTCTAAACGTATGAGAGATAACCTGAGAATTAACCTTCATCTGAGGCACCATGCCGCAGAGGGTGAAGCCAAGATCTCTGAATGGACCAATAGGTATCGTCCTAGAGAGTTCGATGTTATCATTGACCATCATCGTTTGACTCTTGATGAATACGGACGAGAGAAGGGTGAAACTGAGTGGGCACACGATGTCCTCAAGACCCTGTGTCATGAACTGGTTCATGTGAGTGACTACGTTTCTGGTGAGTTGACTTGGAGAGATTCTGGGTTGATGTGGAAAGGTGTGAACTACGAAGCGGAGACTCTGGTGGAATACTTTAAGTTACCCTATGAGGTTCGTGCATACGGAATGGAGAAAGGATTGTTAGTATCCTTTCTGGGATTCTGGAAGGAATGTGAAGAAGTTCTGGGGTTCTAGAAAACCCTTTGTGAAAAGTGAGGAGACTGTGTGAAAGATCCCCAAGACCCAAAATATAATCATTGTTTGAAAAAGGAAATCATGGCGTTGGAAAAGAATGTTGATCATATTGTGGCCCCAAAGTCCAAGCACCTGACCAATGGAGAAGCTCGCATTGGGACTCCAGTTGAGATCTTTGTGAAACTGGTCGAGAGTCGAGACTTTCGTGACTACTCCCTGCATACTCTGGTGGACAGGGATGGGAATGTAGTGACCTTCTATGGGACTGTCAAGAACACTCCTGTCAAGATGGAAGAAGTGGCTGTTGGAGACTGCATCAAGGTCAAAGGTCGCATTGCAAAATATGGGCAATGGGGTGGAGAGAATCAGACCCGAATTTCCCATGTCAAAATTCTGTATAACAAAGGAAGTAAAACATGAGTATTGCATACCAAGATTCTGTAGAGGATCTGAGAAAAGAAGTGAGCTCTCTGAGAGAGAATGTGGCAGAGATGATTTCTGCACAAATCCAAGTGGCACTCAAGAAGGAGTACGATAGAGGCTGGGATGACTGCATGGAATATTTCTGGAAAAAAAGAGAAGAAGAAAAAAAAAGTTCTTGACAATGACCCCAAAATAACGTATAATATAATTGTTGAGTGAGAGAGATAACCCTTTCGGAGATCGAAAATGGAAAGAAAATGGGAAATAGGTGACATGGTTGTGGTTCATGCCTTGAATGATCTGGTTGGTGAAGTGACAAAGCGTTCATTTAACGGAGATGGACTCCACGATTACATGGTTCACTATGAAGTCGATGGAGCCTGTGAGTGGTGTGAGTATTCTGATCTGCGAGAAGCAAATGATCTGGATAATTGGTCTTTAACCTCTAGAGGGAGTATGTTCTAATGAAAGAAATGACAGAATTAGAAATCAGTTTGAGAAGTGAGTTGGGTGATCTGAGAATCAGAAAAATGAAACTTGCTGGTGCAGTTGGTTTCTTCACCCATGAGTCGGAGTGGGTTGAGAGAATGAACAGTCTCACCTCGGCTATTGAATATATTAAAACCCGCCTTAGAGAGGAATTCTAATGAAGGATATGTATTTCGTATTGCGTGTGTTTGACGCCGATTGGACTAAATCCCTTTCGGAAAGAAGAGTTTGTATGTTTGAATTTGCAACCCCTTCTATTGAAATTTTAGAAGGTGTGGCTGGAACATGGCGAGAAAAGTCAGATCGGTATGTCGTTTATATCACCTCTGAGGAGATTGGTTAAAAAAAAGACTTGACATCTGGTTCAAATTTGGTATACTATAAGTGAACAGTTAAGAGAAACCCTTTTTGGAGATTAAATATGGCATTTGCTGATTCTAGTACTTATTTTAATGTAGGAGACAGCTCAATTATTGGTTCCTTTGAATCTAAAGAAACTGGTCAATTTTTTGAATATTCAGAAGCCAAGGAAGATGATTGGGTAGCGTATGCAGATTATGGTCTGAAGGATAAGTTTGTTCATCGTGTCTGGGTAACTTCTCGTTGGAAAATGGACAGAGGTTTTCGTATGGCAAGGGTTCTGAAAACTGTAGTCCATGTTCTTATTGATGAAGATGACCACGGAGAGCCCATGATTGTGAAATGGAAAATCAAGAAACATAATGTCTATTCAAGAGAGAAGAAACATTACTGGTCTGAATATGGTATGTGAAAAAAGACTTGACATCTGGTTTAAATTTGGTATAATATAAGTGAACAGTTAAGAGAAACCCTTTTTCGGAGAACAAAATGTCCGTAACAAGAGAAGAGTTAATTGATGAGTGTGCAACCCTTAGAGTTGAGGTTGTAGAGTTAAGAGAAGAACTTGAAAGAGTAACTAGAGAAAGAGACAGATATAAAGAATGTTATGAGGATAGTTGTTATACTTATGACGAATTAACCATTCCTATGGAGACTGTATAATGTGGATATCAGAAGTTAAGACAAAAGAGAAGGGACTTGGTTCCTTCAATCATCGTGAGAGTTTTGAGACTCTTGATGAGGGTCTAGAGTGGGCAAGAGAACTTGCTTTCAGGATCGCTGATAAGAGTGATCGCTGGACAGATGAGGATTTGGTTATGAATCACTTTGAAGTCAATGTGTTTAATGGTGAAATCGTAGTTGTCAAATAAGGAGACAAAAATGGATATTGATCTTATGGGTTGGATTGGTGAGGAAATGAGTGATGAGGAAATCATCGCTTTCATTGATGAACTTGAGGCTGAAGAAGAAGCCCGTATCGAACTTGCCGATATGGCAAGAGATGGATGGAGATAATATGGACGATTATAATCGTGGTAAACGTGACATCATGTTAGAAATGGCAAATGATGATTTGGTAGATGTTGCTTCTAGGATTGCTGTTCTGGAAGAGGATCTGGATGCCGCTCGCAAGTTGAAGTGGGATCTGGTGAGAAAGATTTCACTTCTGGAAAACAATGCAGCTTTTGAGTGCCTTGAGAGTGGCGAGAAGCTGTCCCTTCATGACAAGATAGAACACATTAAATCCAATGCATTTTTGTCTTGACATCTTGAGGGAAATGACATACAATATAATTAGAAACTGAGAGAGGATATTCCTCTCTTTTAACCCTCCTACCGAAAGGAACTAATGGGAGAAGTAAACACCACAACAGTTACCGCAAAGGTCAAAAAGACTTTTGAGGGTCATGATGGAAGTAACAGATTCTTTGAGTCTGGTGAGTCAATGTTTGACTCTGGTCGTTCAGTTGAACGTAATAAGATGAGGGTTGTCAAGACCATCATCTTGAATGGTAAAACCTTTAACGTAGTTGATTTCAGTTAAACACACTAAGGGGGTCAACAAGACCCCCAGAATTTTTGGAGAACTTTTCATGGGACAGTTGATATGAGAATACCTAAGAGATGTGCTGGTTACTTGAGTGTAGCTGAAGGTTTGGTTTGTTGGACATTTGCTCTTGCACTTGTCTATGTTAATTTTGTAATTGCTTTTTCTTTATAGGAGATTGTTATGAGTGTATATGGTGAAAGAGTTGAAGCTCTAGTAGAAGGTTTGGATGCAATGTTGGATGCCATGAGAGATGACTATAAAAGATGGTCTGGTGGTTCCAATGCACGAAATCCTGAGAGGGTTCGTGATGAGAATGGTGAGACTGTTTCAGATCGAATGTGTCGAGAGTATTGTGCATCTCTTGAGTACTCGATGGGTAAGAAGTATGTCAAGGTCACTGATGGTACTAGTGTCAAGGCTTTTGTCGTTGCAGTTGATGATGACAAGAAGTTTGAGTTCGGTGACATTCTAATGCCCGCTGGTTGGAAGACTCCTGCAAGGAACTTCCGTAGAGGGAATGTTCTGGATAGGTCTTTTGATCGTGTCCGTTGGACAGGTGCTTTGTAATGACCACATATCCGTCATTTATCCGTCATGTCAATAGTGACGGAAAAGTGACGGATAAAAAAAAAGACTTGACAATTTACCTCTATTTGGTATAATATAAACTGATGATTGAGAGAAACCTTTTCGGAGAATGAAATGAGTGATGTTGCTAATGAAATTTACAGGACACTAGGTGGTAATCGCTTTCGTGTCATGACAGGTGCCAAAATGATGGTGTCAACTGAGAATGGGATTCGTATGAGAATTGGTCGAAACAAGACCAATGCGAATTTCATGGAAGTCAGTCTGAATGGTCTTGATCTTTATGATGTCACTTTCGCCAAGGTAACTAAGATGGGTGAAATGAAGTCAGTCAGGACATACGACAATGTTTATAATGATATGCTGGTGAGTCTCTTTGAGTCTCATACAGGAATGTACACTACTCTCTAATAGGAGAATTATGGAAAGTTTGGAAATCGCAGAAAGTATCGCAAGAGATTTTGCAATTGAAAGACGAGCTCGTTTGGATGCTCGGATTGCAGAAATTGCTGAGGAGCATGAGATGGATTCCTTGGACATTGCTCGGCTTCGTGCTAGGGCTATTGAAGCAATGGATCGGGGTGAGTTGGTTTTATAAAACCAGGCCTTGACAAATTGTCTCAAGTGTGATATTATATAATTGTTGAGTTAATTGATAACCTCTTTCGGAGATCGAAATGAGTAAAAGTACAGAACGAGAGCTTTACGAAAAAGCTCATCTCGCAGGGATGCGTGCCGGAAACGGCGAAAAAGTAACCCCAATGATCGTTGGGACTCCTTCAACCCCTTTTGGAAGTGACATTGATCACTCCAAGCCCACCTACTTTGTTGAGGGTGGTGCGTGTGGTTTCGCTGGTGTGGTAATTAAGCCCGCCCGTGGTAAGTTCGTTTCACTTCTCAAGAAGTATGGTCTTGGTTGGAAGCACTATTATGGTGGTTTCTACATGACTTGCCGAGAGTTCGGACAGTCTCTTGCTCGTAAAGAGGCGTATTGTGAAGCCTTCGCCAGAGTTCTTGGTGAAGAAGGTATCCGATGTTATGTTGACAGTCGGATGGATTGATAACCTTGGGGGCAACAAGCCCCCTTTTCTATAGGATGAATATGGGTAGAACAAAAAAGAATACATATTGGGAACTGATTCGTAGGTTTCGAGAATCTGAATATGAACCGATTCGTGAAGAGTCTCTTGGATTGTATTGCTCGAAAGAGACTGCAATGAACGAGAGGGAGATCTATTTGGAGACAGAACTTCATGAGGTTCACAATGAAGAGACAGTTGAATTAAAGATCCGAAAATACAAGGAGACTATTGAAGAGGTCGAACTGATCTCTATGGATGAACTTAATGCTCTCGCTGACTCTTTTGAAAGTGAGACATACTATGGTTGATTTATTTCTACTACTCAGTTTTGCCTCGGTGGGGCTGGGTATTTTACTTCTAATGAAAGGTATAGAATGTCTGATAAAAAAGTAATGGGTGCAATGTCACCACAACGTGAGTGGATTCGTGAGAACATGAAACCAAAAACAAGTCCCAAGACCCTAGAGTTACAAGCTGCTAAACAAGTGGCTAGTAAAGCCTTTTTGTTCTGGGATACCTCTAAAGGTGAGTATCGTAACGGAGAGAATCGTAAGGAATACAAGAGGCTTCGTCTTGCAGAAAAAAAGATGAATGCAAGGAAAAAAAGACTTGACAAATGATTGTCCTTTTGATATACTGTAAGTGAAAGATGAGAGAGGAATTATGAAAACACTATCTGAAATCAAAAAAATCGATGCCGTGCTTCGCATGACTCGTTTCTCAACCAAACGGAAAGGTTGTGACAAGAAACGCCTTTCCAAATCCCTTTGCCGTAAGAAAGTGAGGTTCTAATGAAATTCTTTGCTGGTGATATTATTAAGATGTCTGGTAAGACCAGACATGGTAAGAATCGTATTCGTGAGAATGGCGATTTGTGGAAGGTCATCAATACTGATGGTCAAGACTCCTCTGTTCTTTCTACTAAGATTTGTGTGATTCCTGTAGATTTGGAACGTAGAGAGAATTGGAGATGGATTGACATTCCAGAGGATGAACACATGGAAATTGTTGATACCGATCTTGAGGAGCCAGAACACGTTGTTGTGGAACGCAAGGTCGATGAAGCAATAGAAAGAATGCATCGCTCGGAAGCGATTGATATGTTCAATGATCCAGACATGAATTGGTCTGGACTAAGGTAGCCTAAGTCAACCGAGGTAAGCGAGGTGGATGAGGTTCCAAGACGCTATAGTGAGATAACATCTCTGATGCGTGGGTAGTTCCCCTAGTTGTGCTTGGAGGTAGGTTGATTATGTGGTCCCTGTTTGTCAGTGTTCAGTAACGGAACAGGGGCCATGGTTTTTCATTTAACTTTTTTGACAAGGGGTCTAACAATTCTGCCCGTTCTCATGGTGGTGAGACAAAGGGATGTGAAGGACGGCAGGCCGGAAGTCCCAATGACCCTTTGTTAAAAAAGTTAAAAAAAGACTTGACAATGGTTAGATCGTTTGATATAATACTAATGTAACGATGAGAGAGGAAATAAATCCTTTCTTTCTTTTTTAACTCCCTTTGGAGATTTGATATGAGTACAAATTCAGTTGTTGCCTATCTGAGAAGTGATGGGTCAGTTGTTAGTTCGTATGTCCATTACGATGGATATGAAACTGGTGTCGGAATGACACTTCTGGAACATTATAGTTCTGAAGAATCGGCAGAGAGGGTTTCCTCTGCTGGGTATTTCAGTTCCCTGTCAGAAGACATGGAAGTTTCCCTTTCAGAGTCAGTTCATACAGAAGAAGCTGAGATCTTTGAGTCAAGGTCTGAGTTTGAAGAATATCTGAGAGAAAACAGTCACCTTGAGTTTGGGTATCTCTGGACTGAAGGAAGATGGATTGTTTCTACTTGGTCTACTACTGTTTCAGGAATCGGAAGGTTCGCTGAATACAGTTCAACTTGGAATGGGTTTTCAGATCTGGTCATTTCCTTTGTTCGTGAAGGACGAAGGACTGTTTCTCGACTGAGATCTTACGGAGATGAATACGCCGAGTATTCTGAAATCCTTGAAGAAGTGGTTGATAGATACCACAGTTCATCTATGAAAGAAATTGCGAGAGAAGCTATGTCTGCGTAGTTTCATACATACTTGGATTTACTTTCATTTTTGAGGGGAACACTTTCGGGTGTTCCCCCTTTTTTTAGGCCCACTTATTAGAATAAATATTCTTATGGAAAATGCATCTTATTTTATGGGTAAAGATGGTTTCAATTGGTTCGTTGGAGTAGTTGAAGATCGTCAAGATCCAGAACATTGTAGTAGAGTTCGTGTTAGGGCTTTAGGGTATCATACTGAGAATACCTCTAAAATTCCTACATCCGATTTACCTTGGGCCCATGTAATGATGCCAGTCACAGCTGGTGGTAATTCTGGTATTGGTGTTTCACCTCATTTTCTTCTGGAAGGTACTTGGGTTCTGGGATTCTTTAGAGATCCTGCAATGCAGGAACCTATTATTTTAGGTACATTGCCAGGAAAGAATACAGGAAGTCCGTCAGAATTTACAGAAATAGCCTCAAGTGAAGCTGGTGGATTTTCTAAAGGGGGTGGATTTAAAGATCCTAATAGTAAATACCCAACATCATCTTATGTGAATATGGCAGATACCAATCTGCTTGCACAAAATGATCCTAGTGATACTTCGAGTGGTTGGGACTTTTCCAAGTTTACTCAAGCTCATGCTTCTTATGCCATTAAGGGCGGTTCTGACAAAAATGATAAAGTTCATACTAAATGGAAATATCTTGTTGGAAAATCCTTAAAAGAAACAGAATTACAACAAGAACCATCTACTCAGGAAAAATCTGCCTATCCTTTCAATCATGTATTTGAATCAGAGAGTGGACATTATGTAGAGTTTGATGATACAGAAGGAAATGAAAGAATCCAAATTTTCCATAGATTAGGTACATTTTTTGAAATTGATAAGGGTGGTAATGTTGTCCTCAAGACTCCCGATCATGTTAATATGACTACTATTATTGGAGGAAATCAAGATACTTATATTAAAGGAAATTATTCTTTGACTGTTGATGGAAATATGAATATACATTGTACAGGAGAAGAAACTAGGGATGGGGCTAAATCTTCAATTGGGTCTGATCCTCTAGGAACAGTTTCTTATGTCATATCCAAAGGAAATTTGTATGAAACTATCACAGAAGGAAATAGAGAAACTACGATAACTGCTGGAACGGAAACAGTAACCATTGAGGGGGCTGTTATACACACTTACAATAATACTCTTACCGAAACAATTACTGGAGCGGTTGCCCAGACATATTCAGATACATGGACACAAGATGTATCTAAAGCTGTTTCTCAAACCTTTAGTGATACATGGACTATTGATGTATCTAAAGCCGTTACACAAACTTTTGGAGCCGCTCTCAAAACAGAAATTACTGGTGCAACAAATATTGAAAGTACTGGTGCATTAACAATTAAGACCTCTGCGGCGTTGACAGCCGAAGCATCTGCTGCTACAACGATCAAAGGTGCAACAGTGAGTTTTAACTAATGCCCGCCAGACCTCAATATATGACGATGCACACTGTTACTGTAGTAGGAGATGATGGTGGGGATGTCCTTGATGCATCAATAACCCCACCTACTCCTATAACCGAGCCACCACTTAATAATAAAACATCTTTTACAATGACTACTCCGGCAGTAATGTCGGTAACAGAAGCTATAAATTTACCCTTTACTGCTCCACCAGCTGGTGGTCCAGGCACTCCATTAGATGGTTTAGAAGAACTTGCAGGCCCTATAATAACTTTAAATTCTGTTTCAATGCCCAGTTCATATTTGGGAGATTCTTTAAGTGGACTCAATCATCCATCAACATTACCAACTACTGCAACTGGTACTTTTGATATATTCCCAGATATTAAAATAAAGATAGAAAATGATGGTGTCGTTGCTGTAGCAGGAGTTGGTACTTCAGTTACAACTGCAACGATTGAGGGAGATATTTTAGAATTAAATGATTGGGTTGTGCCTTGGACTCCTGAAGCATATATTCCAAAATTTAATGGATCGGATTATGCAAAAGTTAAAAGTGAAGGGTATGGTAGAGATAATGGAGAATTTATTATAACTTTTGAGTTAGGTTTTGGGTTAAAACCACCACTTGCAGCTCATGCTAGTTCTACTACTGCAACTTTTACTATAAAAATCCTAAATAACTTTAGTACAGATAGGGATCGGTATAAACAAGATTATGAAAATGCATATAAGAGTTTAGATGCAGTTCCCGATCCTAGCACATGGCAATAATAAGGAGATAATATGGCCGGATCAATGGCAAGAGTAGGTGATCAAACTTCTGGACATGGACCATACCCACCAAATGTACTTGGTGGTCCAGGCGCCCCTAGTGTTATGTTAAATGGAGCTGCGGCCGCAGTAGTGGGTGATGGAACAGTATCACCTTGTGTGGCACCAAATTCACCAGTTCTCAATGGCACTATAACTCAAGGTTCTCCTACTGCAACCGCTGAAGGTAAAAAGATTGCGAGAATAGGTGATATGCTTTCATGTGGTTGTATGATTGTAGGTGGTGGATCTACTGTAGGTGCAGGAAGTGGTGCATAATGGCTAAGGCAAAGTCATTAGTTAAAATTAAAACATCACCTAAGAAAACTTCTATAGGTAAGAGTCGGAGATCTAGACCTTTGAATAAACACAAAAGACGAAACTGGAAGCGATATCGTGGACAGGGCCGCTAGGGACGAACTGAGAACTGGGTTTGAACTTCAGATTCGTCATATGTTTTATAGAAAACCAGAGTTCCCATTTCTCCCATCAATGGGGTGTCATCATGTATTCTTTCCAGTAAAGAATGAGGAACATGATTTTGGGTATTTGATATTAGAATGGGAATGTCTTCCAGGCCAAATGTGGAATTGGGTAGGAACATGGGTAGATACAGAAGAGGAGTTAAAGAATTATAAGTATAAGAGAGAAGGTATTGAGTCTATAGTGGATATGCCTAAAATGATTAGGATATTTGCAGAACACATGGCTCAAGTTCATCATAGAGAGATGATGAGGAGAAAGGAGTTAGAAAAAGACGATTGGAAGGATTGGGTAGAGCTTCAAAAGTCAACTCCTAAACCCTATTTGAATTGAATGACATGGAATTTAATAATCAAACTGAAATGGCAAAAGAACAACCTAAAGGAAATGGCGACAAACATGAGCCGATTGAAAAACGAAAAAAGTGGAATTTTGTAGCACGATTTATTATAAGTGGTATTGTATTTTCTATTTTCTTTATATTGATATACGTTCTGTTTTTTGAGACAGTTAATGATACATATCGAGATCTCATCAATATTTTGATTGGTACTTATGTAGCCGTATTAACCAAGACAGCTGACTATTGGTTCAAGGAGAAAGACGATCCTGAGCATAAGGAATCGCAAACTCTCCATGATAAAGAATAAGAGGTAGGTGATCTCCTATAAATAATAACATAGGGGAATACTATGCCTTGGGATGCAAGTCAACAAAACGAAAAAAGATCAAGTCGGATCTATAGAGATCTGAACTTAAATTTTAATGCCCATCCAATTACTGGTGATGTAGCATCAATTACGGATGTGAATGCAATTAAGCGTTCTATTCGTAATCTTTTACTCACTAATCACTACGATAGGCCGTTCCATCCTGAGATCGGTTCTAATATTTCCCAATTACTATTTGAAAATTTTGGTATTATTACTGGTACTATGCTATCCAAAGAGATAGAAGATATGATTACCAATTATGAGCCTAGAGCTATGGTGGAAACAGTAGAAACTTTTCCTGTACCAGATACTAATACCTACGATGTTCGGATCTATTTTTATGTGGAAAATATGCCTGCCGAACTACAAGAAATGCAAACATTTTTAGAAGCGGTACGATAATATGGCTATCAATTCAAAGGGAAAAATAGAAATTACTGATCTGGATTTTGATGCAGTCAAAAATAATTTCAAGACTTTCTTATCACAACAAACTCAATTTTCAGACTATAATTTTGAAGGATCTGGAATGGCAGTTCTCATGGATCTTCTTGCATATAATACTCATTACCAAGCATTCCATGCAAATATGCTTGCAAATGAAATGTTCTTGGATTCTTCATTACTTAGAGCTAGTGCAGTATCTCATGCAAAGTCTTTGGGGTATCTTCCAGCCTCCATGAGAGCATCAACCGCAACTATTTCAGTTACAGTTAAAGGTGTTCCTATTACACAGACTTCTCTTACATTGTCATCGGGTGCGGTTTTCACAACTACTTTAGATTCAGTTAATTATCAATTTGTAACAACTACAGATCATACTGCCACATCTGATACAGGGACTTTCCAATTTGATGAGGTTAAAGTTTACGAGGGAACATGGTCCTCTTTTAATTATACAGTAAACTCTTCTAATTTAGAACAACAATTTATTATCCCATCGGCCCGAGCTGATACTAATACACTTAGAGTTCGGGTGCAGACTTCATCTTCAGATACTACTACAGAAACCTATACTCTGAATACAGATTATACAACTTTAACTTCTACTTCAAAGGTATATTTTTTGCAAGAGGTTGAGAATGGTAGATTTGAGGTATACTTTGGCGATGGAGTTTTTGGATATAAACCTATAGATGGTAATATTGTTATATTGGATTATGTGGTTACGAATGGAGATCTTGCTGATGGAGCATCTGCATTTACTTCAGCTTCAACAGTAGGTGGATATTCCAATGTGACTGCATTAACAACATCATCAGCTTCAGGTGGAGGTATAGGTGAAACAGTAGACTCAATTAAGTTTAATGCACCTTTAAAATATGCATCACAAGGAAGAGCTGTCACACCAGATGATTATAAGTCTATTCTTCCAAGTGTATATTCAAATATAAAATCAGTACAGGTTTGGGGTGGTGAAGATAATGATCCTGCAATTTACGGAAGGGTTTATATTTCTATCAGACCAAAAACTGGATCTTCATTGACTACCACAACCAAGAATCAGATCATAACAAGTTTGAAAAATTACAATGTGGCCTCAATAACTCCTGTTATTGTTGATCCAGAGATACTTCAACTCGTTCTATCTACTACAGTGAAATATAATTCAACTCTTACTACCAAGACCAATTCAGATTTAAAGGCATTGGCAGAAACAACAATTTCTACATTCAATACAAATAATCTTGAGAAATTTGATGCAGTATTCAGGCATTCAAATCTACTTAAAGAACTCGATGCAACTGATGTATCAATATTGTCAAGTACAGTTGCAGTAAAATTAAAAAGATCTATTTCTTTGACACTAGGAACATCTACCAAGTATACAATAAATTTCAATAATACAGCATATCACCCAGCAGCTGGATGGACACAGACTGTAGTGGAATCTGGTGGATTCTATTTGTCTGGAAATACAAATGTTCAGTATATAGATGATGATGGAAATGGTAATATTAGAACTTTCTATTTGTTAGGTGGTACAACAAAGACAATCACTAATGCAGCTGCAGGAACTATCAATTATACCACAGGACAAATAGTTCTCACTTCATTTAATATTACAGCGGTAGTATCTTCTTCTGGAAAATTGGATATTACAATCAAACCAGATTCAAATGATGTTATACCTGTTAGAAACCAAGTTGTTGAGATTGATACTGTATCGAGTACAGTTACAGCTGAGATTGATACGTTTGCAACAGGTGAATCAATTGCCGGTGTAGGTTACACCACAAAAAGTTCGACAGCCGCAGTAGGAAGCGCATACACAACTTCATAATATGGCAACTACACTTTTAGATGAGAAAATTTCATCTTTTATAGAAGATAAATTTCCAGAGTTTGTCAGGAACGATCATCCTGTCTTTGTAGAGTTTCTAAGACTGTATTATCAGTTCATGGAATCTGCAAAGATTACTATGACAAATGTTCAAAATTATGATACTATTCTTTTAGAGAATTTACTTACTGATAATTATCTTCTACTGGAAGATGACACTAAGGTAGTTGGAGAGGATTCTGTTTTTGGGGCATTCCTTAAAGAAGAAACTGTTACAGGTCTTACTTCTGGCGCTGTTGCCTCTATTTTAGCTGAAGATAATTCAAATTCTGTCCTTTATGTTGAACATAATAGATTTCTTCAAGTCGGTGAAGTTATTGAAGGGTCTACGAGTAAAGCTCGTGGAACCATATTCAAGTATCAAGGAAATCCAGTTCAGAATATTCAACAGTTGTTGGAATATGCAAATATTGACACAACTCTTACCGATTTTCTTGATCAGTTTAGGGATACATATCTTACTGCTGTTCCTAATACTGTAGCCCCAGGCGTTTCCAAACGTAATCTTGTAAAGAGTGTTCGAGATCTTTATCGTGCAAAGGGTACGAAAGAAGGTCATAATGCGTTTTTTAGAATGATGTTTGGGGAAACTCCTGAGATTTTTTATCCTACGGACAATCTTCTTAAAGTATCTGCTGGTGAATGGACTAGTAATACTGTTATTAGAGTTGTTGCAACAGCAAACAATCCTGCAAATTTAGTCGGACAAGTAATTACCCAAAAGGTTGACGAAACGATTGGAGCTAAAACTGCATCTGCTACAGTGGAAGGTACACTTCAGATGCAAGAGGGTGAGACTACTGTTTATGAATTGATTCTCAAGCTTGATTCTATAGTGGGATCATTTGTACAGGGTGCAGTGATTTCTGGTATTGATAATTCAGATGTTGATGTTGCTATCTCTGGTACAATTCAGGCAATTATTTCTGGTTCAGAAGTAACAACGCCAGGATCTTTTTACACAACTGGAGATGCAATTACAGTAACTAGTGTAGAAGGTAAAGAAGCTTCTATTGAAATTGTAGATGTAGGATCTGGAGAAGTCGAAGAAATTATTATCGATTCGCCTGGTATTAATTATGCAATAGGTCAAGACTTATATTTTGATAATCAGAATACAGAGGGATCTGGGGCAACTGCAAAGATTATAAATGTCGGTGGAGCAATCGGTCCAGAAATTGGAGATTATGATAGACAGGTTTCAGGTAATACAGTACAAGGTGAATATCGTACTGATATTTCTGAAGTGGATCATATTATATACGAAGATGCAACTGAAAAAAATGATGCATATACTGGAGCTCAGATACAATTAGAAACAGCAACATTTGCAGATCTGAGTGTTCCAGATGAGTCTACAGAGGTTGTTCATGTTCTTATGAGCAATAGAGGATCTGGTTATGAATCACCACCATCCGTGGTATCTACTACTGCAACTATTAGATGGACTCAGGGAGCTATAACTGGATCTGCAATTCAATTGGTTGCCGGAGAGACTATTACAAATTCTGGTGGGGCATCGGCAACTATTGCATCTAAAGGATCTGGATATATTACAATTACAGGACTCTCAGGTTCCTTTAGTGCAGGAGAAAAAATTACAGGTTCTACAAGTACCGCTTATGTTATAATTACACAATATACTGCACATGGAACAGGTGCAACATTCCTTCCTTGGTCACAATCTGGTATTGGGGGAGTTAAGGGTGTAGAGGTTAAAAAGTTTGGTACAGGATTTACTACAGCTCCTACTATTTCGTTACCTACTAAAATTCTTGTCACTAGAAATATAAAAGTAGGTTCTCCACCAGATATCACTTTAGCGACTTCCTTTTCTGTAGGGGATTCCATTTCAGGTCAGAGTAGTTTAGCCACAGGTATTATTACTGCATGGGATCATACACGACAATTTCTTACTGTCCAAATGACTTCTGGAACCTTTGCGATAAATGAGGTTATTAAAAGAGGATCAACAACGGATTATGCAATAGTCACCAAACAATCTCAAGCGGTTGTTACTGCACAGATAGGAACAACTGGAACTACGGCAGGAGCTTACGAAAATGATAAAGGTAAAGTGAGTGAATCTCTGATGAAGCTTCAAGACTCATTTTATTATCAAGATTTCTCTTATGTTGTCAGAGTTGGAGCTGCAATTGCAGATTGGAGGGGTGAGATTAAAAAGGCAGTTCATCCTGCTGGGTTTGCTGTCTTTGGTGAGGTCAGTCTTACAAATAAAGTCGAAACGAAACTGACGATACCAGTTACAGGTATCTCTACTTATACACCAGAACTTGCAAGCCTCTTTGAAGCTGTTCTTAATACTCATATTCGTAGAAAACTTGGTACTGTAGATGATGGAACAACATTACGATCCAGATTGGATAGTCAAAAGGCTCATAAGATTGGACTCACTCATGATATAGAAGCGATCACTAGATCTGGTTCTACCGCAACTATTGAGACTACAGGGCCACATGGATATGATGTTAATGATGAAGTGGAGGTTAGTGGTGTAACTTCCACAGGATACAATGGATTCTATAATGTTATTGCAGTCACTGATGATACTCTTAATATAACTGTATCTGGTACACCTACAACTCCTGCCGTGTTTGCGGCTGGTACTGCAAAGATATCTTCATCATCACCATTTGATAATGCAACTAGAGATCTTACATTAAGCACACATTGGGATATTCCAATACAAGTTGAGGTTCTTAGTGGGTTTGCAAGTCTTCAAAAGAATAGGTATGGATTGGGTGCAACCAAAAAGACCGCAACCAGATATTTGTGGGCTCAAAATGCATCTTCAGATTCATCTCCTGTTCAGAATGATTTATCTTATGCATATCCAGGCATAACAAGAAGACAAACTCCTCATTCAGCAGAAGATAATGTAACTGCTGGATCGGCTGGGGTTTATAATACAACTATGGGGTATACCAATATTCAGATTAGGGAACATGACATTGGAATACACATGACTTTGGATCAATTTGCAGATGTAAGGATAGATGAGATTGTTAGATCTACCAGAGTTCAGGTCGAATTGGCCACAGGGGCTTTTGGAATATCAGATGGTGATGATATTGAGTATATTATGATGGAAGATGGGAGTTATTATGCTTATGAGGAAGATACTCCTATTAATACTCATGTAATACCAAAGGAAGCAGATAAAATTTGGAATGTGCCTCCACCATCTTATATCAGAGGAATCAAATATGCCGGAACGGCATACTACAATACATGGGATGATAATACGAAACCGCCATCCTTTGACGATAATACTATCCCACCATCTTTCGATGCCGAGAGTGGGACATAGGTAACTCTTATAAATAATTTAACAAGGTAAAGGATACAAAATGCCTGCGATAATTACTTCAAAATTTAGATTTCATAACGCTGAACAATTCAAGGAATCGTTCTCAGAAGCTGTACCTACCAATTATTTTCTTTATATTGGTAGACCATCTGCTTTTGCTACTGGAACGACAGGAGGGACAGATTCAGCACCACCTACACCAGTAGATGCCAGAAAGACAGAAGCATATCATTGGGATGATATGTTAGCTGCGAAAAAGATTGATGCAACTGGTGTTACACACGCAATTCCCAGAAGGGATTTAGATATTTCTGGTTCTACAACATACGATATGTATAGACCAGATTATTCTGCAAATAAAGTTGCAACTTCTGGAGCAACAAATCTTTTTGATTCCAGTTTTTACTTTATGACCTCTGCATACAGAGTTTACAAAGTTCTGGACAATGCAGTAAATGGAACAGTGGCCGCTTGGAGTGGAACAGAAGGAACTCCAACATCAACTTCAGCTGCTCCAATAACAACAGGAAATTATACGATTAAGTATATGTTTACTTTGTCCACAACTCAGGTTCAAAATTTTCTTACTCCTGACTTTATTGCGGCCCCAACTGCCGCTGAGTCGGGGATTGCACTTGCCGCTGGACGAATAGATGTAGTCAAGATTACAAATGATGGTGCATCTTCTGGTGTTACTCAGAATGCTGATATTACAGTTTATAATGTTCCAATTCGTGGTGATGGTTCTGGAGCTCTTTGTAGTGTAGTTATTGGTGGAGTCACGGATTCTGCAAATACAGGTGAGATTAAATCAGTTTCAATTACTGCAAATGGTTCGGGGTATACTCATGCAACTATTTTGGCAGCTGATATTAAAGAACAATTTGATTTACAGGCGAGCTCTAGTCAAGTAATAACTTGGACAACTAATCCTGTTTTTGAAGTGATCATTCCTGCTGATGGTGGACATGGTTCTAATCCTGCAAAGGAATTAGGGGGTCATTTTGCAATGATGGATGTTAAATTACAACAAACAGAAACTTATGACTTTAGTGTAGTTAATGATTTTCGTCAGATTGGAATTTTAAGAAATCCATATTCTTATGGTACAACAAGTGCATATACAAGTACTTCTGCAAGACAAACTTATGCAATTAAACTCGCAAGTAATTCTGGAAATTTTACAGTCGATGAAAAGATATCTCAAGCTCTTGCAACTCCAACTGTAAGTGGGATTACTGTAAGTGGTAGTACATTAACAGTAACTACTTCAGCTGCACATGGATTTGCCACTGGTCAGTTGGTAACTATAGGTGCAGGAACTTTTGGAGGAGGTGCAACAACTGGTCATCGTGGAACTCACTATATCACAGTAACTTCTACAACTCAATTCACTTATGTAGTAGGAACACAGAGAACTCCAACTGGATCTATGACAGGAACCGCTACTTGTGTTCCACACTCTCCACAAGGAACAGTAGTGGAATTTGATGCATCTAATAATATTTTATTTTATATCCAAACCCCTTATACAGATCAAGGGACCAATTCAACTGGAGAAAAACTTCCATTCAGTGGAACTGCTACAATCACAGGTGCTGATTCAACGGCAACTGGTGTACCAGACACATCTTATGGTTCTTCATTGAATAATACTTCATTTACAGCTGGATATTCAAATCCTGAAATGCAACCAGATTCAGGAGATATCATCTATATGGAAAATCGAAAACCCATCAGTCGAGCCAGTGACCAAACAGAAGATATTAAATTGATAGTAGAGTTCTAATATGCAAAAAACCGATCTAAATGTTTCTCCTTATTATGATGATTATGTAGAAACTAGTAATTTTCACAGGGTATTATTCCGTCCTGCCTTTTCGGTTCAGGCTCGGGAACTTACTCAGATGCAGTCAATTCTTCAAAATCAAATTGAAAGACTAGGTTCTCATTTTTTTAAAGAGGGTGCAGTTGTTATTCCCGGCCAGGTCGGGTTTGATATTACATATTCTTATGTCAAACTTCAAGCAACATTTGTTGATGGTTCTACTACTCATACTATAGAGAATTTCAGAACATCTCTTGTAGGTAAAAAACTTACTGGAATGACTTCTGGAGTTATTGCAAAGGTTGTTGGGAGTGTCGCAGCTGATACTAGTGATGATCTTACATTATTCGTTAAATATGAATCTTCTAATACTCCAGCAGCTACTTCAACTGCTACCGCAGATCAAGGAACCTCAAAAGTCAAATTTGATAATGGTGAGGGACTGAAGGTCGATACCGCCTTTTCTTATACTCCATCGGGGGGATCTTCACAAACATTTACTGCTAATTCTCAAGTATGTACAACATTAGCTTCTTCAGCGTGTGGAACAGGATCTTCTGCAAGTGTTCAGAAGGGGGTCTTTTATATTCGGGGGTCTTTTGTTCAATGTGATGCTCAAACAATTATACTGGACAAGTATACTAACTCTCCTTCTTATCGTGTAGGGTTTCAGGTATCGGAATCACTATCAACACCAGAGGAGGATTCTACACTTTTAGATAATGCAACTGGATCTACAAACTATGCTGCTAAAGGAGCACATAGACTCAAGTTTGATCTTACATTAACAAAGAAATCTCTTGGAACGGCTGATGATGCAGACTTTATTGAACTTCTTTCAGTTAGAAATGGTTCAATACAATCAGCAGTTCGGAGTACAGATTATTCAGTTCTAGAAGAAACTTTAGCACGAAGAACTTTTGATGAGTCTGGTGATTATGTTGTGAGGGGATTCAATCTGGATCTTAGAGAACACTTGGATGATGGACTCAATAACGGAGTATATACTGCCGCTGAGGGTGGTGATTCAACCAAATTAGCAATCGGACTTTCGCCTGGTAAAGCCTATGTTCGTGGTTTTGAAATTGAGACAATTGGTCAGACTTTTGTTCCTTTATCTAAACCAAGGACTACAACTTTTACTCAAAATTATCCAACAACATTTAGTGCAGGGAACTATCTTCAGGTTGAAAATACAGTCAATACACCAGACATAGATTCACAAACAGGTATTGATCCTTTCAAGGAAGTTCAACTTAGAAAACATAGAATGCCTCGTACAACTTTGAGGACAGCAGCCGGTACTGGTACTGGAGCTATAGGTGTACATGATACTTCACAATTACCTATTTCTGGTGGGTTTACTGTTCTTGTTGGGGATGAATTAATGACTTGTAGTGGTTTTGGAGGCACTCATCATTCTAATGCAACAATAACTGTTACTGCTCGTTCTGTATTAGGAAGTGGTGTCGCAACTAATCATGCTATTGGAACTACAGTTTATGTCTGGAAACAGGATGAAGGTAGAATTGGATATCCAAATACCAAGAATTATGTTTTGGGTCTTGCACGAACTAGAGCATTTGAACATAATACAGGAACAAATAGTGCCACTTATATAAATGGTGCATTCAAACCTACTACAGCTCGTCATCAACATTATCTATTTGATGTTCGGATGTTGTGCAAACTTACTTGTGGAACACCATTCACTGCTACTAAATGGTTGACTAATGGTGCCCGAATCAAAGGATCAGTTTCAGGTGCAACTGGTATTGTATACATCCCGCCACAAGATGAAACTTTTGAAACACCCGATCATGTTAATCATCCTGGCAGTTCTGCTGGGGGTACAACAGCGGAATTGAGTACAGGAGGTACAGCAAATGCAACTGTTACTATATCTGGAGGTCTTGGTGGATATGAGCCAGGTCAAGGAATTGTAGATCATGAGAGTAATAATTTTGATATTATTGATGAAGATTCTTATATTGTTTCTATAGATAGTGCAACTAATGTAACATTGAGTAAACCAACTCTACAAGCTAATAAGTATGTTAGTATTAGAGTGGGTAACACTACTGGATCGGGAGAAGGTGCAAAGTATGTCAGGGGCACAACTTTTCATGTGATTCAGACTACAGGAACTTTTGTTTCAACTGATGTTATTACAAGTAATGTT